GCCCCAACCTCGTTTAGGGACTTTTCCAGCATGCCAACGTTGCGCGGGTTGTGCTTGCGGGCGTTGCGCGGGTCAGGTGTCAGGTCTGCCAGCGTTTCTATTTGTTTATTACTTGTGTTAGCTGCCTTTGCCATTATCATCTATGCCAGTAGCAATAGAATAAACTGCCAGCGCAATAACTAAATTGTTGGCTGCATCCTGTGCTGGAATTTGCCCTGTGTAAAACCCGCCGATAACCGCAACCAGCGAAGCAACCAACGCCCAAAACTTGCGGCTTTTTAAAACGCCCTGCAATTTGCTATCCATAATAATTGTTTCCTTTTACTTTGTTATTAGTTATTTTCCAACCATTGCATAATTGTTGCATTATGCATTGGCACAAAACCGCATTCTGTTTCCTCTGTGCCGCCTAAATATTTTTCTCTGGTTTTTACAAATCTTTTCTCCCGCTCAATAATAACGCCCTGCCTGTTTACCAGTTTGATTGTAAGCAGGATTTTACAGTTTATAAAATACAGAAAACCATAGACGGGCAATTGCCAGCTTACCGCGCAACGTTGCAACCCTGTTAGTTTGCTTTCGCTTAGTAGCCATTTGCTTTTGTATTTGTGTTCGTGTTCGTAGTAGGTTAGTTCCCTGCATTTTGTTTCCACTAATGCAACCCTCTTATCGTTATGCATAATCCAAGCGTCAAACACTAGCGGTTTCTTTTTATCTGTGCGCAGTATTTTATAATCAGGCTTTACGCGCTCAAATATTGCATAGGCGTTTGGTTCTTGGTCTGGCGCTTGCTGCCATGCTGCGGTATTTATGGCTAGGGTCATTCTAGCACATACCCGTTTGCAAGAAAACAACCGCTTGGGCAGTACCTATCCGTAACAATTACCGCGTCTGGATACCATGCAGCGCTCTTTTGCAACAGGTCTATAAACTTGCTGCCGTCTGGCAAATCCTGTATTGCCCCGCCTCTATCAACGCAATAAAAACTTTTGTTTAGTTCCTCTATGTAAATACGGCTGCGCAATGGAATACTCATCGGGCAGGCTGCGCCGATATTTAACCACGTACTCCACGGTTCGCCCAATAGTAAAGACTTGCAAACGCCCTGCATGCCATTATGCGGCGCAACCCAATTTGCAGAGTGGCAATTCGTGCCGCCTAATGCTGGATTGTAATAACTAAGCCGCAGTTTCAGGTTTTGATATTGCCCTACTCTTGGCAGCGGCTGGAATGGTTGTGGCGTTTCTATTGGTTTGCCTGCAATTGCAGTTGGCGCAATTTGCAGGCTTGTTATTTTGGGTTTTGTGTAGGTTCCTGTTTTGGAAATACAAAAAACGTGCTGCCCTGCATAATCATAAACGTATTGCCGTTTGCATCGGTTAGCATCATTGGCTGCCCTACTACCATTGGCGCAACTGTGGCAGTTGGCGCAATGGCAGGCGTTACGCTGGTTGCTTGGCTAGTGCGCGGCGCATTGGCAAGCAGGGTAATAAGCGCCGCTGCGCAAAATACGGCTATGGCAAGTTTTGCCACGCGCATTTTATTTTGCATAAATTCATTTACGTTTTTGGATAGTTGCATTGTTATTTGTTTCCTTTGCGCCGTGTTACCAACGCCTGTATCATTTTTGTAGTTAGGTTTAGTTTCGGCAGGTCTGGCGTAAGCGGCAGGTAACCGATTTTATCCCAAGTCTCAAAAACTAAATCTGCTGCCTCGTTTGCGCTTCGGCAAACTGTAACCTGCCCGCTCCAATGCTTGTGCCATTCTATTTGCATTAGGTTTAGCACGCCTGTTTTTATTTTGCATTCCACTAATAAATTTACACCTCTGCAGCCAACCAGTAAATCGGGTATTCCTTTTCCAACTGCATGCAACAATGCAACTGTGCAATTCATGCCTCTAAACGCTTGCACAATTTCGTTTTGGTTGCTATCCGTTTTGGCGGCTTGCATTGGTTACTGCTTCCCTGTGCCTGCGCACACTGCGCACTCATGCACCGTGCTAACGCGCACTTCTAGCAAATCGCCCTCTACATCGTGCCGCAAACGCTCCCGCCACTCTATGCCAGTTCCACTGCATGCCTTGCACAGTAGGGTAACCCACAAACTAGTTTGAAATACGCTCGCCATTACTGCTTGCTTGGTTTCTGTTCTGCAACGCGCAAATACTTTGCAGGGTCTCCCGCAATAAACCTTTCGGCTTCCAGTTGTGAACCTGTAATGCCAACAATTTTATACTGCAAAACGTCATCCTCGTTTACGTGGGTCAGGGCGTATAGCGTCCACTCATGCACTACCATACGCTTAAAATCGTTGCTTGTGTATGTTATTTCCGCGCCTTCGCCGTCTGCCTCTTGCTCGTTGAATGCCATTAGATTACTTCGCCGTTAGCCTCTACATCCAACAATGATATTCGTTTCGGTTGCTTCTCTGTAACCCTTATGCGGTCTGCCTCGCGCTCGTTCTCAAACCGCTGCAATAACATTAGCCCGCGCTCAAATGCCAGTTGCGGAGTTGGGCGCTGCCCCTTTTGCCCGCGCCAGTCGTTAGCTTTCCAATCCTCGTAGACTTCCAACCAAAACGTATCAACCATGTTTTCCTCGTATGCAAGTTTGCACATTTCAAAAAAGTTGGTTGCCTCAGGGCTGCTGCTTTTATGCAAGCCCCAATACTTTACTAGCTTTACGCCATAGCCGCAAATTTCTGCCAGCCCATGCCGTATACCCTCTTTTATAATGCGCTCATGTTTTAGTTTGTAAGCATTCACAACGTCTGGATTATCTGTTTGTTGGCGCACTCCATCATTGCCAACGCCCCAATCTGCCATTAGTTGCTGCGCTTCATTTTCGTTTTGTATTTCTGTATTCATGTTTAGGTCTCCTATACTGTGAGGCATATATTTATATATGCTTTTCAAAAGTGTAACAGGTTGTTTTTAAAATGCTGCCCCCCACCCCCAATCCCGATACCCGATACCCGATACCCATTCCCGCGCATTACAAAAAATTATAATGCGCGGCTTTCTGCTTTGGTACATAGCGGGCGTTTAGGTCTGCGCAAAACGGCACAGGTGCTAAACGCCCGTTTGTTATTCTAGCCTGCTTTGTAACCGCGCCTGCATGCACGTGGTACAAATTCAGTAATGCGCTACTAGCTGGTTTCGGTTGCCAACCGCTCCCGCCTATTTGGTTTTGTCTGCGCATAAACAAAACGTTTTGCCGCTAAGGTAGTTTAGTATAGGTTTGCTATAGAAACGCCTTAGGTTGCGTTGTAGTGCGTTCTAAACGCCCTGTAACCAAGTGTTTTGGCGCTAAACCTCTGTTTTAGGCGCAAAATAGAATGCAAACAGTAACAAGCCGCACACCGCAAAAATCATTGGCAGCCATTCCATTATTGCACCGCTCCCGATATGCCAAAACCAGCAGTCTGCAAATTCGCCTCGTTGGCTAGCATATCCATGCATTGCTGCACGTTGATATTTTTATTCCAAACAGTAATGCCATTGTCGCGCAATACCTGCTTTACGCTTTCCTCTGTTGGAAAAATATCATCGCCAAATTCATTGTTTGCCCAATAGCATAATTCTTTTAGGTTAGTAATGGCAGTTTCTGCGCCATTGCCTGCAATCTGTTTGTGAATGCCATTGGTAACAGGCAGTGCAATATTTGCACGTACTGCGCCTGCAATGGTCTCTATCTCTGTTTCGTCCAGCATGCCTAGCGAACACAATGATAACGTAACCCTACGTTTACTTTTGGTTTCTGCTTTCATGTAGGCATTGCATAGCGCATCAACTTTCAGGTTTGCAACGCTCACTGCGCCTGTTGCGCAATCCGTCCTGCCGTGCTTATCTATTGCAGTTGCGGTTACTATGTAAACATCCTCTACGCGCTGCCCCACTAGGTTTGTAATACTTACTCCGTGCAACTGGCGCAATTGCTCGCCACAGTTTTTGGTTGCGTACAAAACCAGTTTGCCCTGCAGCGATAAATACTCAAACGGCTTGGTAAGTTTGTTTAGCCCCAAGCTTTCGCATAAGCGCTCGTAATACGTTATTTTCTGTTCGGCTGTAAACCGTGATAAATCGCCCGTAACTAAAACCTGTTCTATTGTCTGTAATGCATCGCTCATCGTAAATAGTCTCCTTTATTCGCTCTAATCCAATTCAACCAATGGAATTGGTTTACTGCCTGCTTGCGCTGCAGGCTTCGGTTTATTTTTGTGCTTTGCCTCCTTCGGTTTGTTTCTAGTATACAGTTTTAGCGCCTTGCGCACATCCGCATTAGTGTTTGCATTTATACTGCCTGCTTCCGCCTGCAAAAACTTATAAACGGCTTGGCGCAATACGCCGCTGCGCTCTAGCCTGTTCCATGCGCAATAACTGTTTATGGCATTGCCCGCGTTGGCATCCACAAAAAACGTAAACTGCATATCCACTTTTGCGCGTGTCATTTTAGCAAACTGCGCAATGCGGTTATTGCATCCTCTATAGCCGCCCAAGCAAACGGTTCGTTGGGTTCCGCCTCTATGCATAGGTCTAGTAAATCCTGCGCAACCTGCCCCAATAGCCGTATATCCTCTGCCGCTGCCACTTGCCCTGCCGCTTGGAAACGGTCTACCACGCGCTCTACTGTTTGCTCGTTAGTAGTTAGGTAACCATTGCGGAAATTGGCGTTGCTCTTTTCTACACTCAATGCGGCAGGCAGTAACCCGCCGTAAACACTTGGTACAAAATACTCTGGCATCCAATCAAATTCTTTTGCGTTCATAATCAGGCCTCCTATACTGTAAATAATACTGCTTAGTTGGTTCGCTGTCAAGCGCCAAATTTGCTATCGTAACTTTTTACCACGCGCTGCGCTTTGCCTGTTTTCAAATCCTGCTTTACCTCTACTGAAAACAATTCAAGCATCTTAGCCTCGCCAATTAGCGCCTTTACTGCGCCATACTTCCACGGTTGGCTAGCCAATACCCCGCCCTCGCCACTGGTTAGCAATTCCAAATTGCCGCCGCCTGCTTCCAGCACTGCCATTGTTATTCCCTGCCCGTCTCCAATGGCTTTGTTGGTTTTGGTATTGCCAACGTATAGGCGTTCCGTTTCGCTTATTTCAATATCGCCGTGCAAGTCTATATGCGCAATCATCTCTGTTTCCAGTTGCTCTGCCAACGCCCGCAGTTCCCGTTGCGTAGTAGAAATAAAATCGCGCATCCGTAACATCCTGCGCTCGTTGGCTTTCCAATTTTCAGGTTGCATTTTAGTAAGCAGGGTTTTTAGGGCTGCAATTTCCTTATGCATTGGGTTTACTTCCATCGGTATTACCTCTTTTAACGGTTGCATTAGCTTTGGTCTCCTTTTTGTTTACAGTTTGATTTTGTAGGTATCGTTTAGAATGTAGTTATAGCCGCTAGACTTGTGAACAGTGTAAACCGTTATCCCACGCGCCCGCGCCCATAGCCCAACTGCAAACGCCATGCCATTATTGCTGCTGGCATAGGGCGGGCGGTCTGCAGCGTTTGCGCCTTGCGCGGCTGCATACTGTGCAATTGCAGTTGGTTCTATATCTATTGCTCTTACTTTGTTCATTAGGTTTGGTCTCCCTGTTTGGTTGGTAGGCGCAGGATTATTCCTGCTCCGTGTTTGCTTCGTTAGCAGCCAGCTCCGCCTCATAATCGTTGTTCATTTGCTGCCCGCGTGATACTGCCTCCCGAATCGTGTCCCAAAAAATAAGCAGCATTTCACTTTCTAAACTGTTCGCTAGTGTTTTTACACACTTGGCTACCGCAATTGATTCGGGCGTTAGCGGCGATATTAGGCGAGGACTATCCAAGGATGCTTCAGCTACTCGTGCTGTAATGGTAGCCGCCAAATTCACAAGGCGGTGCAAGCCGTCCAACTCATATTTGCTCATATCCGAGTCGTTACCGTCCAGCACGCTTTCGAGCTTGTCGAGCGCTTGCGCCATGTCTTTCGATGTATTTTCAAAAGTGCAGTAATTCATATTGCTCATTAGGTTGGTCTCCTTGGTTTGTTGATTAGGGTAATACAGTAATTACTTCCGCGCCAATCAGTTTGCCATGTTTGGTTGCCCAACTTTTAGCGGCAGTATATGTCAAATTGCTTGGCGCAAATTCCATTCGGTCGGCATACTCATACTTAGCAGCTGCCATAAAATTGAACGCCCATTGCCCGCGCCCTTTCGGGCTTTTACCGTGCGTAAATTCGTAAGTTCTACTATCTATTTCTCTCATTAGGTTTGGTCTCCTTTGGTTAACTAACGTGGGTCGTGGTTGATTACTAGCTTGCTGCTAACTTCCATGTTCAGGTCGCAATATTCACAATGCACAATTGGGTACATAGTGCGGAGGTCATGCAGGTAAACATTCTCGCCATCATTGTTAGCAATGGTCTGGTTGCAGTTTGGGCAAATAATGTTTACGTAAACTACCTCTACTATTGCTACTGTTTTCTTGCTTGCTACTGTTGCGTTCATTAGGTTTGGTCTCCTTTGCGTTTTCTGTTTCAGGGTTAGCCCCCCGAACTAGTAGAATTTTACAGGCAAACTAGCCCGCTGTCAAGTACCAATTTTGCCTATAAAAATAGGCATTCTGGTAATGCCTGCGCTGTCAGGCGCTAAAAACGCGCGTCTAAAACCCGCTTGGCGTTGGCTTGGCATTGCGCCACTTCCTGCGCTTCCATGCCTGCCGCTATAGTGCCTGCTAGCAATACTGCCCGCCTGCTTTTGGCTGCAGTGTTAGCACATACTGCCAGCACGAGCGCCAGCGTTAGTGCGTTCTGGTTACCCTGTTTGTTTTCCAATTTGTGTTTCATTGTCGTTAGTCTCCTTTGTTAGTTAGTGGACACTGTTAGCGTATGGGTGTCCTAATACATCGTCACGCGCCTCTATGGACACAATGGTTTCACCGCTCTTTATAAGCAATTTCTCCCATAGCCATTGTTGCACCTGCTCCTGCGTATACGCATATGGGGCTTCTATAGTCCGTGTCATAGGTGGGCGCCCCCTGTCCCACGGTTTCGGAGCGTACTGTATCGTTACGAATTTTTTCATTGTCGCTAGTCTCCTTTGAAAGTTAGTGGGCGCAGCATTGTTTACTGCGCCCTGCTTGGTTTGGTTCTAGGCTGCCGTCTTTACAGCTACAGTAAAAGAGCCGCAGCAATTTATAGTGCGTATTCCAGTAAAGCCATCGGCATTGTATGCCTGAAAATAATTGCGGCTCCCGCCCACAAGATAAACGCCCGCAACTCCCAAGTCGTTTTCAACGTGGCTATAAAATGGCACTTGCGCCGCAGTAAAAGTATTGCGCTCAGCCATAACGCAATCGGTCATTCCATCAAAGCTGCTGTTTACTTTTACGTAGAGGTTAGCGCGGTGAACCTTTATAAATGATTTGAGGGTTGCCTTCGTGATTTTCATGGTCATGGTCTCCTGTTCGTTTTCTGTTGGGTGCTTGTGCGCCCTCTATGCCAGTATTGTAAGCCCTAACTTGCCCGCTGTCAAGTACCAATTTTTAGCCGTAAATATAGGGCGTTTGCGCATTCTGCAATTGTAAGGCTCTAAAATGGCGCTACAGAGGGTTTAGTAAGGGTATTGCCCCAAAACGCCTTAGGTTGCGTTGTGGCGCTTCCAAATGGCATCGCTAGGGCTTGTTTTCGCCTGTAACGCTGGTTTGCTTACTTTGGGCGTATTGCCTGCCGTTTGCAATTGCGCAGCTTGTGGTAGACTGCGGCAGGTCGGATTGGTCTCCTACCTCTGCAACGGGCGCTCTAAGCAATTAGGCGCTCGTTGTGTTTATGCAGGTTCCCTGTGCTGAATAAAATATTTTGTTTTTCAATTGCTGCAATGCGCGTTTGTGCAATATTCAAATATGCTAAATCTTTTTCAATAAGTATAAAATTGCGGTTTAGGTTTTTGCATGCAACGCCTGTAGTGCCACTGCCCGCGCAGTTATCTAAAACTAAATCATTTTCGTTTGTGTAGGTTTTTATTAGGTATTCAAATAGTGCCACTGGTTTTTGGCTAGGGTGTTTGTTTTTATCTAATTTATTATCGCCTTTTATTTGAATTATTGAACAGGGGTTATGTTGCCCGTTGTTTATGGTCGGTTTTCTTATTAAATCATTAGTAGCATATTGCCCTACACCTTTCGACACTTGTCTCGCTCTGAAATATGGTTTACCCTCTCTAAATTGTTTGTTGAAAGTTGACTGGTTTTTATAGAAAACTAATATATCCTCGTGCCGTTTCATTGGTTGTTTATTTGCTAGAAGCGTCCCTGTATACCTGTTCACCTTATCCCAAACTAAACTATATCTAAACATCTTCACATTACTCATCACCAAAGCACTGGTAAAAGGTTGGCTTGCGGTAAGCACTATTGCGCCATTGCTTTTTATAATCCGTTTGTATTCTCTCCATAGTGGCTCAAATGGAATTATGGTATCCCACTTGCAGGCAGTTGTGCCATAAGGTAAATCGCACAATATCATATCTACACTGCCATTCGGTAACTGTGGCATAACCTCTAAACAATCGCCATGAATAATTGTGTTTACCTGCATGCAGTTATTCCACCAAAAAATAAACTGGCACTTTGCGCTGCAGCGTATCTATACCGCGCCGCGTCTCAAACCCGACTCGCGCTTTGCCGTTATCCAGCATTGCTTTTAATTGTTTGCGCACTGTGTCTACATGCAGGCTTGCACCTACTGCCAACTCCGATGCAGTCTTGCCGCCGCTCCCGCTTGCCGCACTATTCCAGCTTTCCGTTAGTGCATCCAACAAAGTAAATTCCGTAACGATTGTACTAACTGCCTGCGGTTTGATTTTTGGTTTTTTTGTTTTGCGTTTCATAATTTATTTGGGCGTTCTGCATTGGGCGCAAACGTTCTAACGGTTACTGCCGCCTGCCCCTTGTCTATCAAAATATACAACCCGCCAATTGGCGCAATGCCTGCATTTATTTTATGAGCGTACTCATCGCGCAGTTTCCAGCTTGGGCTAATAATGCATTTGGTATTTGCGTATTCAAACTGTGCCGTAGTATGCACGTGTCCGCGCAGTAGTAAATCGGGCGGGCGCTCGAACCTTTGCACCGCTTGCAATATGCAACTCATTACCGCCCGCCTAACATTGTTGCCTGCCATCCACGGCACACCGCCGCCGCTTATATGATGAGCAACGTCAATTAAAACCCCGCCTGCATCTATGCGCCAATTGTAATCACTATGCCAGCCTGCGCTATTGCGAACCGCGCCCAACTCACGTGCAACGGTTTCGTCTGCCATGCCTTGCTGCTTGCTATGTGCGCTGCTGCCTCTGGTTACATAAAGTTTATTCACCTTGCCGATATGGGAGCGCAATAACTCAACTGCCATTGCTTCCATAACCTCGGCTTGCCCTGCTATTTGTTTAGCTGCGTGGTGTTCGCCCTCTACAGTCTCGCCGTTTATAATAATGGCGCTGCGCTTGGCTTTTATAGAATGAAACTCACGCCAATATTTTTGCCAGCATTCAAGCAACCATAACTGCGCAACGCTTGCAACTAAAACCTGCCCGTCTGGTAAAACATATTGCTTTGCTGCTGGTAACGCAACTGTGCTGCCAACGTGCATATCGCTAATGCAGGCGATTTTGTAATCATGCTGCATAGGTTGCCAAAGTTATCTGCCGCGCCACATTGCAACCGCGCCTGTTATTACTGCGCTCACGCCTGCCGAAACAAAACCAACAAGCACGCTCATTTTTGCAACCTGCGCTTCCATAATCCTTTGGCGTGCATCCTGCTCGCTTTGGATTTGTAGCAGGCGGTCTACTTTATCCTCTAGTAAAGATAACCTAACCGCAACCTGTACGCTTGAATTTATTTCGTCCATTGGTTATTTAGGTTTGCGCCTGTTCAAGTCTAGTGCGCCGCTATAACCTGCCAGCCTGCCGTTTTGCGAATGCTGCCAAATATCCCAATCCTGCCAGCCGTCTGGCATTGCAGGCTGCGCCGCCTCGGTATAGTTTGCAACCCATAATGGCAAATGGCTCCACTTGTGCGCACCTGCGCCGTAACATTCCCGCCAGCTTGTTTGGCTGCAGTAAATCATTGCACT